CCCTTCTCACTCGCGGCCTGGGCGGTTATCATTGTGATGCTCAAAAAGATCTTCACATGACGCCACCGACCCTAGAAGAACGTCTCGCGGCCTTGGAAAAGGCGGGTTTCCCACCAAAACCGTCTGTCGAAAGAATCACCACTGACGGTCAGAAGTGGGGAGCGTTGACCAACGTTATCGCTATGATTGGCGAAGCGTTGCACTCAAAGAAGTTCATGGCCATGGCCACCGCTGGTGGTCTGTCGTTGGCTGGTGTCGACAAGTTCGCCAATGCTCACCCGTGGCTGGCCGTTTCTATCGTCGCGGCGGCTGGCTTCATCGTCTCTGCTTACATTTTGGGGCAGAGCATCGTCGACGCGGCGAAGGAAAGGAAGTCATGACTCGACTGTTCGCTATGTTGATGCCGTTGATCTTGCTGGCTTGTGCTGGCACAGCGGCACGAAACGAAACTCTGCTCCCTGCCATTCGCAACGCTTGGCCGGGTGTGCAGGCGGACGCCACCGCTGGCGTTCATGCCGCTGTCACCACAGCAGAGATCACTGCGGAAGCGGCTGTGGCTGCACACAAGTCGTTCGCTGACGCTGGCGTTGCGCTTGAAGTAGGCGATGTAGTCGCCATCGCTTCGGTGCCATGGGTCTCAATTACCGGCTTTGCTGAACGTGGCATCACTGCCCGTGTGATGAGCAGAGAAGTTGGACCGGGCGTTGCGTCGTCGCTGCGTGAGCGTCTAGCTCAGTTCCGTGCTGCGTTGTCGAAGTTCACGGGGGTGACGCCATGAACGTTGCACGTGATCTCAGTGACCTTCTCAAGGACGCTGTCAAGGAAACCGGCATCACCATCCGTGCGGAGCTTGCCGGTGTTGCGGCGTATGCTGCAGAACGTGCGGCTCATCTTGCCACGATTGCCAATGAACCCGGTTTTGAATTGGCCGTTCGTGCGGAACGCGACGCTGTCGCCTTGCGTGCCGGTATCGGTGCTGTGCAGCAGGCAGACGCTGCCGATGCACGCGTTGTCGGCATCATTCACGGTGTGCTGCTGACCGGCGCGCGTGCTCTGGCTGGTCCTGCCGCTTGACGGGAGACGCGCAGTAGCGGAAAATGAGTGTCGAGACGAGGACCGCACCCTTCCTTCGGGGAGGTCCGGGTCCTGACTAGCGAAGGTGGTGCGGTCTTTTCTCTGTTCTAGCGAGCGAACAGAGATGGGAGCATGGACCTTCGCTAGAACAGACACTGCCCCGCCCGGATCGGTTGCCCGTGGGCTCGACGTGAACAGGACGTTGGGCTCACGGGTGATTTTTCCCTTGACGCGAAAAACTCGCGTTGGTGTGCTTTCCGCGTGGCACTAGAGGCTAAGTATCAGCGTTTCGCAATCCTTCTCGCCGAAGGGAAGGAACCACAGGAGGCTTTGCGAATTGTCTCCGGCCGTGCCGCCAGCAGAGCGACGGCGAAACTCTGGGCGGCAATGCCAGAAGTGCAACGTATCGTTCGGGCCTTGCAGCAACGGGCCATGGACGCCGCTTCCGTTACCGTCGACTCGCTCATCGGAGAGCTTGAGGAGGCGAGGGAAGTAGGTAGGTCGGAGGGACAAGCTGGTCCCATGGTACAAGCTTCCGTGGCCAAGGGCAAGTTGGTTGGCCTGATGACGGAGAAGGTTGAGTTGACGGGGACGGTGCGTTTGCAAGCCGTCGGCCTCGACTTTTCGAAGCTGACAGTCCAGGAACTCAAGGCACTCCGTGATCTTGCACGCAAACTATCCAAACCGACTAGCTGAGGAACTGCAGCGAGACCCGGTTGCCGTGGCAGACGCTGCGGCACGAAGGGTTTGCGAACTGCAACTCATCGATTTCATAGAACATTGCTGGCCTGTGCTCGAGCCTGCACGAAAGTTCGTGCGTGGATGGGCAATCGAAGCGATGTGCGATCATCTTACCGCTGTGACTCGCGGTCAGATTCGCCGTCTCATCATCAACGTTCCACCTGGGCTCATGAAGAGCCTGACAGTGAACGTCTTCTGGCCGGCGTGGGAATGGGGACCGGTCAACATGCCGTCGATGCGGCATATTTCCGCGGCCTATGCAGAAGCGCTGACACTGCGCGACAACCTAAAACTACGCAGACTGATCGAGTCAGACGTCTATCGTGCGTGGTGGGGTGATCGATTCAAGCTGACCAGTGATCAGTTCGCGAAAGGAAGGTTCGAGAACGACAAGACTGGGTTCTCACTTGCTACGTCGGTTGGCGGTGTTGCAACAGGTGAACGTGGCGATCGTTTCAAAATCGACGATCCGCATCCAGTGAGCAAAACTGACAGCGAAGCCGCGATGGCCTCAACGCTGCAATGGTTCACGGAGGTTGTGCCTACTCGTCTAAACGATCCAGACTCGTCCGCTATCATCATGATCATGCAGCGTGTCAAAGAGAACGACTGCAGTGGTCACGCATTAGCGAAGGACTTAGGCTACGAGCACCTGTGTTTGCCGATGGAATACGAGCCGCGGTATAGGTGCTTCACACCTGTTAAGCGGGACGACGTCGAGCCGGTCAAGGTGAAGCGAGTTCACGTTTCAGGTGAGCCGCTGCCGATGTGGGTGAACGACGAATCAGGACGGCTGCTATACCCTCAGGACCGACGCACAGAGGAAGGCGAACTGTTGTGGGAAGAGCGATATCCGCGACAAGTCGTTGATGAGTTGAAAACTGCGTTGTCGTCGTGGGGTGGGAGTTTTGCAGTGGCTGGCCAAATGCAACAACGGCCAGGGTCGCGCAAGGGTGGCATGTTTCAGCGTGGCGATTGGCAATTCGTCGATCGTCCGCCAACAAACGTGGTTGCGCGTGCGCGTGGATGGGACTTGGCCGCGACCGACGATAACCCTGGTGCAGCGTGGACGGTCGGTGTGAAGATGTCACGTGACGCACAAAAGCGCATCTACATCGAAGACGTGCGCCGATTGCGTGGAACTCCACGTGTTGTGGATGAGGCGATTAAGCAGTGTGCGGTTCAAGACGGCGTCGATTGCATGATCGATCTGCCGCAAGACCCTGGCCAATCAGGTAAGAGTCAGGTTCACGCGTTGGTTGCAATGTTGGCTGGATTCCGCGTGTTCTGGTCTCCTGAATCAGGCAGTAAGGCCGTTCGAGCGCGTCCCCTTTCTTCACAAGCAGAAGCTCGCAACGTATACTTGGTGCGTGGTCCTTGGGTTGATGAGTTTGTCGCGGAAGCCTCACTGTTCCCTGGAGGCACGTACAAGGATCAAATAGACTCGGCGTCTAGGACCTTGGCCAGACTGACGCAGACACCCGACCCAACCCCACTTGCGGGACCGGAGATCATCTCGTGACGAATGCAACGGTAAAGAAGGCGCAAGAACGCGGTGGGTTTCTAGACCCGTTTTTTGCTCTGTTCCGCCGCAAGGTGCCACCACAGGAAACGCAAGGCACCGGCGGCACGGCGTCGTTCGGCGGATGGATTCAGTCGATTGAGAAAGACCCTGCGCTTCAAGGAGCTAAGCGGTGGGAAACGTTCAGCAACCTACTGCTCAATGTCAGCATTGTTGCAGCGGGAACGCGGTACTTTCTGAATCTGGTCGGTAAGGCGTCGTGGAAGTTTGAGCCAGCAGACGACTCGCCACAAGCCAAAGAAGCAGCCGAACTCATGGAGTCTGTCGTGCATGACATGACCACTCCATGGCACCGAGTGGTACGTCGAGCCGCGATGTACAAGTTCTACGGGTTTTCGACGCAGGAATGGACGGCGAAGAAGAGAGACGACGGGAAAGTTGGGCTGCTTGATGTCGAGCCGCGGCCTCAGAAGACCATCGAACGTTGGGACTTGGACGCCACCGGCACCGTCTATGGCGTTGTGCAACGTAATGTGCAAGATTCGAGCGAGATCTACATTCCTCGATCGAAACTGCTTTACATGGTAGACGATTCGCTGACTGACTCACCGGAAGGTGTCGGTCTGTTGCGCCACTGCGCTGACGCTTCGCGACGATTGGCAAGGTTGGAAGAACTGGAAGGCGTCGGTTACGAAACCGATTTGCGTGGTGTTCCTCTGGTGCGTGCCCCGTTGGCCAAGATGCAGGAATTGGTCAAGGCTGGAACGATCAAGCAGCAGCAAGCGGACAGCATGAAGGCTGCTCTGCAGAAGTTCGTCGAGAACCACATCAAGGGTCCGAAGTCTGGTTTGTTGCTGGACTCGATGACTTACCAATCTCTTGATGCCGCGAGCACTCCGAGTTCTGTGCCGTTGTGGGCTGTCGAGTTGCTCACTTCTGGTGGTGACTCACAAGCGGACATCGGCGTAGCAATCACTCGCACCAACACCGAGATTGCCCGTATTTTGGGTGTAGAATCGCTGTTGCTTGGTCAAGAGCGAGGTTCGTATGCTCTGTCGCGTGATAAGTCGCACAACTTCGCACTCACGGTAGATTCTACACTGACTGAGATGGCGGCGAGCGTGCGTGCAGACCTGTGTGCTCAAGTGTGCGCACTAAACGGCATCGACAAGCAGTTTATTCCGAAGCCGAAGACCGAGCCCCTGCGGTGGCAGGACGTTGAACAGGTCACAGGTGCTTTGGAAACGATGGCTCGAGCCGGTGCGACTTTGTCGCCAGATGACCCGGCGATCAATGAAGTGCGCGATTTGTTGGGTGTGTCGCGTCCCATCACCGTCAACACGGACGTTGACGCGTCGTTGTTGGGTGATGGCAAGCCCGGTCGTCCTGGTAACGTCCCTGGTGAGTCTGCAGACAATCCAGACGACGAAGAAAACGACGGAGAAATACCGGAGATGGACGACAACGGTAGCGAAACTGGCTAGAATACGGTAAACTTCTGTCTTTTGGAGTGACACGCGATGACAAACGCACTTTACGACAAGGGCCGACAGGGCTTCCTCGAAGGCGCTATCGATTGGGACACGGACGACATCCGTGTGATCCTTGTCGACACAGGCGCTTACACCGTCAACCTCGCCACCCACGACAACCTGGACGACGTGCCGGGTGGTGCCAGAATCGCCACAAGTGGTGCGTTCTCTGGCAAAACCGTCACTGACGGCGTAGCTGACGCCAACGATGTGACGTTGTCGTCAGTCAGCGGTGCTCAATCGGAAGCACTCGTCATTTACAAGCACACCGGCACGGAGTCTACGTCGCGTCTTATCGCGTACATCGACACGGCAACCGGTCTGCCGATTACCCCGAATGGTGCGGACATCACCATTCAATGGGACAACGGGGCGAACAAGATCTTCAAGTTGTGAGGCAACCATGAGTGCAACCGATCTGACGAAGGTGAGCGACGCGACCTTGACGGCGATGCTCACCGATCTTCGTCGACAGAAGGAAGAAGTCCAAACGCAGTTGCGCGCTGCTGTGACCGAGTACGATCGACGCGCAACGTTGGCTGACATGCAACGTCGGTACGGCTCCAAGATGATGCAGACCATCGTTGGTGCCGGTGGCGTTGCTTCTCAAGAAAGCGTTCCAAAGCCGACAGGGAGTTGATCCGTGGCCCGTCAAATCGTCTTCATTGAACGTGAGGTAGTTCCGGCACCAGCCACGGTTTGGAAGGCGGTTTTGTGGGTTACTGTCCCGGTAGCACGGCAAGCATTCTACGCAAAACCGCCGACTTGGAAGAGTGCGTTTTCTGGTGCAACCGTTCAGGAATTGGCTGACCTTCGAGCAGGAGTCATCGCGGAAAAAGTGCAGCGTTTGTCGTCACCTAATGGTCAGACGTTCAATCAGGCGAAGGCCGACTTCGAACTTGACTGGCAGCAGTTTCAGAACTACGTGAACAACTACAACCCGTGGAACCGTTACGGCACGAGTTGGGACGGCACGGGTTGGACGGACACTAACAATGGCTGATCTCAAGCAAGCGTTCGGCGCAAGCACAGCGATTACGATTTCGCTTGCGAGTTTGGCTAGTGGGTCCGCCAGACAGTCTGCCGTGGTGGACAACGCAAGTAACCTGTTCCTGGACGTGATGGTCAACTTGTCGGTAAAGTTGGCGTCCGGGTCACCAGGAGGCGAACGCACTGTTTACGTCTATGTCTATGGTAGTGAAGACGGGACGAGCTACACAGACAACGCAACGGGTTCAGACGCGGCAATCACGATGCGGTCGCCCACCAATTTGCGACCGTTAGGCATCATCAACACGCCGGACTCAGGAGCGCTCACCTACAAGAGTGGTCCCATGTCGGTGGCTGCTGCGTTCGGTGGTGTCATTCCTCGGAAATGGGGTATCGTGGTGGTGAACAACACGGGACTAGCCTTGTCCGCCACAGAAGGTGATCACGCCAAAACTTACACTGGCGTTTACTACCAAACGGTGTAATCGATGGCCGCCATTCAAAACCTCAGTGATCTGGTATTCTTGCTCACCAGTGGTGCGGCGCAACACATTTTTGACTACAAAGACGCGCGAGTTGGTGCGGGCGGTGCTGCTTCTCCTGTCGCCGGACGATTGACTTCGTTGTGGCAATACAACGGGGCACGTGGCCAGGGATCAGTTGCCAGTGCTAGCGGTGAAAATCCGGTAAACACAACGAATGGGTCGCTGAAACAAGTGGACCCTGCCGGTGGCAAACAACTGTGGCTAGTTGGTGTAGCAGCAGCCTGCAACGCCGTTGGTACTCTGTTTTTGTTTGACAGGTTGGCTGCAGAGTCAGGAAATAGTGGGACAGTCACTACCGCACAGACCCTTACCGGGTGCAGCGTCAACAGATACACAGGCGCTGAATCTGTAGGAAATCAGATCTTCATTGAAATTACTACTGCGGTTGGTGCTACAGGCACCACGGTGACCGCCAGCTACACCAATCAGGATGGAACGGCTGGTCGCACGACAACGGCTACTTCATTTGGTGCTACTGGTCTGAATGAAGCGCAACGTTTGATCATGTTGCCTCTGCAAGCTGGTGACACGGGCGTTCGGTCTGTGGAGTCAGTTACAGTGTTGGCCACCACTGGCACGGCTGGTGACTTTACCGTTTTGATTTTGAGACCTTTGCCGGTGTTGCCATTGCCGGTAATTGGTCAAGGTGCAGTTCGCGACTCTATTTCAGGCTTGCCGGGACTGATCGAAATCAAAACTGACGCATGTTTGCAATGGGCTTGGCTTGCAAACACAACAACTGTGCCGTCTTTCCACGCTCATGTTGTCTTGGTGGAGAAATGAACCGTGACAATTGGGGCGTTCGAAACGTATTTGGCGCAAGCGGCAACTGAGACTCTTCATCAGACGAAGGTCAGTCTTACCACGGTTGCCGGTCGTCACTTTTCAACGTGGTTGACCACGCCGTTCGCAGGAACAGCACCGACTACGGCTGCCGTCCCATCGAGAACTATTGCCGGCGCGATTGGTCAGCAAAACGCAGTTAATTCGTCGACCAATCTACGACTGCGCAATCTGCAGTTCTCGCGTGCGCAGTCTGGTATGATCATCTTGTGCGACCGATTGTCGCATCAGGGTGGTCTATCTGGGACGGTCACCACGAATCAAACCACCAATCTGCCCACGGCCGCACTTACTCGTTACACGGACGGCGTAGGTGTGATGGCTGGTCTCGAAATCTATACACAAATTGGGGCCACTGCGACGTCCGTAAACGTAAGCTATACCAATCAAGACGGGACATCGGGCATAGGGTCACCGCAAACCGTGTTTGGTGGCACGGCGTTTCGAGAAGCTAGCAGGATGGTGATACTGCCGTTGGCAGCAGGTGATTCCGGGGTTCGTGCTGTGGCTAGTGTAACCGTGTTGGCGACAACGGGCACGGCCGGGAACTTTGGAGTCACTCTGTTCAAACCGTTGCTTGCGTTGCCTGTGATCGGTGGAGCCGTCCAAAACTATGACTCCATGTTGGCGATGAACGGCCAAATGCCACGCATCCTCGATGACGCTTGCTTATTCTGGCTACACGTCAGCACGACAACTTCAACGGGTATCTTTGCTTACACAGCCAACTTTGCGCAGGACGTGTAGGGGTGACCCTTGGCTGGACCCATCAATGAATCAGGTGAAGTAATAGGCGTAGGATCGCAAGCGATCGGTTCAGGTGGGTTTACGTTTCCGGGGATTGCTCAGGAGCTTGGTCTCCTTGAGCTTGTAAATGCTGGGGCAAGAAGTGGTCAAGCCGCACTGTCGCTGCCACCAGTTTACGATTTCACAGCACTCGCTTCGACGTCGTTGTTGCGTGGTTTGAGACTGTGGGAATCGTTTCTAGTAAACCAGTTCGACGTTAGGTTACTAGACCTGTCAAACTACACAGGTCTGAACTTCCCGTCATGGAGTAGAACGAATAGTACACTAGCGGTTGCAAGACAATCGGTCGCAAAAGCCATCGTAATTGACGGTGCTGATTATAAAGCATACGGCGGTCAAAACATCGGTGATAAGCCGTCAGAAGGAACAATTGCCTTTTGGGTCAATCCGAAGTCGATTGATAGTGATGGGTCTGGTAACCCTGGTTTCATTTGGGTAGTGGGTGACGTTGCTTCTCTCGATTACTTGGCGATTGGCATAGAACCGTCAGGTTATCCATTCATCAGACTTCAAACGTCGGTATACCCAGATGACTTTGTGTCGTTTGGTGGACCACCATCCCCCATCGTCGACAGAGGGTGGGTGCATGTTGCTATCACTGGTAACCAGACGACATGGAAGTGTTACGTTAACGGTGTAGAACAGACCGACAACGTAATCAACGGTGCCAATTCAGGACTGTGGATTTCAGACATCGACAATGACAGCACGTCTTTTTCGATCGGCGACAAAACTACACCGATTGGTTACCAGACTGGAATTTCAGATTTCGGGCTTTGGGACAGAGTTCTAACTGCGGAAGAAATCCAACGTCTCGCTTGGCAGCCCAACTCGGCCTACAAGTCGTGGCGTCGCAAGATTCTTGTTGATCGTTATCGTTTGGTGCCTTCCGGTGTTGCGTCTGCGGAAGCGTTTGGCACAACACGGCTCAATCTGCAGATTCGTCCGTCTGGTATCTCTACTGCGGAAGCCTTCGGTACCACGCGACTGAATCAACAGATTCGTGCTAACGACATAGCATCCGCCGAAGCCTTTGGCAATACGCGGCTGAATCAACAGGTTCGTGTAACAGGGATTGTTACGGCAGAAGCTTTTGGCACTGCAGCGTTGATTCAACAAATCCGCGCGTCAGGTATCGCCACGGCCGAAGCTATCGGAGTTGCAACACTTCATCAACAGATACGGACGTCCGGCGTTGCCACCGCGGAAGCGTTTGGGACTTCGAGGCTGAATCAACAGATTCGCGCAAGTGGTGTGTCGTCTGCAGAGGCGTTCGGCACTGCAGTTGTCAGCATTGCGGCGGCAAACCAAAATCTGTTTCCGTCTGCGATCGCTACAGCGGAAGCTTTTGGCACCACTAGGCTGAACCAACAGATCCAGGCATCCGCCATCGCAACAGCAGAGACGTTTGGGACTGCACGTTTGGGCATGTTCATCGTGCCTACGTCGATCGCGTCCGCCGAAGCGTTCGGTCTGGCGAAGTTTCAGCATTACGTCGTTCCGTCTGGCGTTCCGACGCAAGAAACGTTTGGTCTTTCTAGACTGCAACAACAGATCAGACCAAACGGTATCACGTCAGCAGAAGCGTTCGGGCTAGCTCAACTACGCCAACTGATTGTTGCCGCCGGCATCGCATCAGCAGAAGCGTTCGGGACACCATTAGTCACGAACTTTATTCTGCCTGCTGCTGTTACAGACTTTACCGGCGAACGTTTGGCGGTCATCACGATTACCGGGGAAAGGCAGGTCAATGTGACGCTGCTGGGTGAGCGGAAATGGTCCCACTTGTATACGGGCGAGCGTCGCGTTCTCATCGACGGCACAGGCGAACGCTCTACCAACGTGGGCTTCACTGGAGATAAGACGTGACAATCAAAGCAGCGCAACTCACGTTCTACCTTGGCAACAAGCGGTTGTTGAAGAACACGATTTACGACCGCGACGATCCGACGCCAAACACTCCGTTGAACCTCACCGGAATGACAGTGAAGTGGGCGCTGTCGCTGTTGTCGAACGGTCAGTATCTCAAAGACCCGGTGCTGACCAAGACGGCGACGATCACCAGTGCTGTGAACGGACAGTGCGAAGTGCTGTTGGTCAAGGCAGACACGGAGTCTCTGTCACCTGGTACCTACTATCAAGAGTGGGAAGTCTTCGACCCGACGAACGAGACCGAAGTTGTCACCGTCGGCGAAGTCGTCTTGCTCCTCAACGTGACCAACCCGTGAGGCATCAATGCCTGTAATCGTAGGAACCAACAGTTACGTGACGATCGCAGAGGCCGACACGTATTTGGCAGACTCGGCACGCGCTGGTGCGTGGGCGTTCTTGGGCACCGCGCAGAAGACGTCTGCGCTGATTACGGCCACAAGAATGATGGAGACCGTGACTTGGCAGGGGACCAAGACGAACTCGTCACAGGCTTTGGCGTGGCCTCGTGCTGGTGTCATCGACCGTTATGGTAACGCCGTAGACTCGGTTGCCGTCCCAAACGACATCAAGAATGGGCAAATCGAGCTTGCATTCGACTTGTCGCAAGACCCCACTATCGCCACGAAGGAGAGCAGCGGATCGAACGTTGCTTCCGTTGGTGCTGGGTCAGCCAACGTGTCGTTCTTCCGACCGGTCGCCGGTTCTCGTTTCCCGTTCGCGTCGTGGGCCATTCTCGGTCCGTATGCCTCCGGTGGTGCTGCAGCAGCGTCCTTCGGTCTGCCTGTCGTCGGAGGCTCAGACGATCCAGAGGAGAGCACGTTTGCAGGCGGCTCGCCTTACACTGTGGAAGAAGGGTTGTCGTGATCGTCATCACATTGAGCGACGACGTCAGCACTTATCGCGTTCATCGCGTAGACGAAAAGACGCGAGCTAGCGTCGATGTGACAGAAGAGTTCGAGCTTCATCAACTGTGTTGCAAGTCCGGCGACCGTCTTCTCGGCGGTGTGTTTCTCGGTCGTGATGTGACGGACTCGGTGAAAGAACCGCCAACAAACGCAGTGAGCATTCAATGCCCAAACTCTTCGGAATCGACATCGCAGGGATAGTCAACGAGGCGATGGGTAGTGGCCTTCCAGTGGTTACGCTCGTGAAAGTCACCGTTGGTGTCCGTGTTGACGGTTCACTTACGGGTGGCACCAATCCGACGACGAACCAGTTTCCAGCAAGAGGCTTTGTCGACGACTACAAAGACGCCGCTATCGATGGAACGCTCATCAAGAGAGGCGACCGAAAGGTGCTAGTATTGGGGGCTTCAATCGCCGGCAGTCAGGTACCTACTCAAGGAGACAAGTTGATTGCAGAGAGCCGCACCTACGAAGTGGTGAACGTGAAGCGTGATCCGGCCAGCGCTACCTACGAGTGTCAATGTCGGGTTATTTGAACAAGAAGAAAGACGATCTGCTTGACCCGGCTGATCGTCTCCGGAAGTTGGTTGAAAAACTAGTTCCCAGGATTCGTCGTAGGTTTGTTGAGTTGATCGAGCGCATCAAAGGGGGAAAACCACTCAACGAGTTAGCCAACATGATCGCTGCTGGTCGCGTCGATGAAGCGTTGGCGTTAGGCGAGAAGGCTGTTCGAGTGTTCGCCGCAGAATCAGCGACCGCGTTTCAGGTGACGGGCAAGGAAACTGCTAACTTCATGAACTCGAAGCTCAGGTTGACGGTCGTTTTCGACCAGTCAAACGACCGAGCCGTTCGAATCATGCAAAACGAAAAGTTGCGCCTTATCCGCGAGTTCACCAATGAACAACGCGATGTGGTGCGTGAGGCTTTGGCGGATGGTATTAACCGTGGTCTGAACCCGATCGAACAGGCGAGGCAATTCAGGTCTTCGATTGGACTGACCCGTAGGCAGTGGGCTGCAGTAAGAAATTATCGTAGGCTGTTGGAAGAGCAAAGCCCAGACGCGTTGCTTCGAAGATTGAGAGATCGTCGATATGACGCGTCTTTGCGCGCTGCTGTTGATGGGGCAAAGTCATTGACGAAAGCTCAAATCAACACGATGGTGCAGCGTTATACCGAACGTTTCATCAAATATCGTGCTGAAACGATTGCTCGCACAGAATCCCTTCGTGTTGTGCATCTTGCAAACCGGGAGATGTATCAACAAGCGTTCGAGTCGGGGGACTTGGACCCGTCGTTGATCACCCGCGAATGGAACACAGCAAAGGATGAACGCGTCAGGGGTTCGCATGCTGCCATGCATGGGCAGCAACGGGGGTTTGACGAAGCGTTCCTGTCTGGTGACGGCAATAAGCTAAGATTCCCAGGTGACCCCGAAGCACCTGCCGAAGACGTAGTGAACTGTCGATGCGCCATGGGCACTAGAATACGTCTTCCATCACTTTCGGTGGTATCCTGATCTTGTGTTTGGGCGCTAGACTCGTTCTATTTCTCCAGTAGGCGAACGAATGTCAGACTTCCAGACGTCCTGCAGATTTCTCAAGGTGGACGAGACCCACGGTCTTGTCTTTGGGTTTGCAGTGGTGTGCACGGAAGACGGAAAGCGTTACTTCGACGTGCAGGGTGACCACATCCCAGACGATTCGATGCTCAAGGCTGGGCTTGGCTTCGCCGCGAGTGATCGCGTGTCAGGCGACATGCACGCATGGACGGAAGACGGGCAGCCGATCGCAGACGGTAAAGCTTTGTTCTTGTTCCCGCTTACCGCTGAGATCGCCAAAGCCCTTGACATCACGACGAAGCGAACCGGTTTGCTGGTCGGTATGAAGCCAAGCAAGTCTGTGCTGCAGAAGTTCAAGAACGGGGACTACACCGGTTTCAGCATTGGTGGTCGTCGCATCAAGTCCGAAGAGGTTGAGTAATCATGGCAAAGGCAAAAGTTGCTCGTCGCGTGATGAAAGACTTCATCATCACTGAAATTTCCGCCGTCGATCGCCCAGCCCAGGAAGGCGCGCGTGCCGTCATCATGAAGCGTGCAGACGTTGACAAGGCACAAGGTCGTCACCCCGCAGGTTCACCACAAGGTGGTCAGTTTGCACCGGGTAGTGTTGGTGGTGGCAAGGCCGTTCTTGGTGGACGCATCAAGCAAGACCAACAGTCTGGTATGTGGGAGTCCCACGACCAGGGCGGCAAAAAGAAGCTTCACAGAACCGAGTCAGACGCACGACGGCATCTTGCTGACCGTGCTGCAAAGAAACCAATTCTGTTCGGACCACAAGTAGGAGGCGGATCAGCTATGGGTAAGAATGACGGTGCATACGTCAAGCGTCTCCGTCTCACCACTGCCGAAGACGGTCACAGCCATTTGGTTGATGACTCTCTCGAAGGTGGCACCACGTCATATGACAAAGCCGAAGGTGACGATTACGGTCATTCGCACCCGTGGGTGCGCAATGATGACGGTAGCATCACCATTGGTGAATCTTCCGGTCATGGTCACGATGTGATGATGACCAAGGCGGACGACGAAAAGTCGCCCGATGAAGAAGACAACAAAGAAATCAAGAATGGCGAGAAACCCGCGCGTCGCCGTTCAAAAAACAAGAGCGCGGAAACCGCCGATGAACTCGGCAACGACGAGGACGACATGACTGACTCGAAGAAGAACGTCGCCGCCGGTGATGAAGCGGCGGCTGAGTTGAAGGCAACCAAGGAGCAGATTGCTCGCTTGAGCAAGATGGCTGACATGACCGACGCCGAGAAGGCGTTCATGAAGGGTCTTCCGACCGATCAGCAGGACGCGTTCTTGAACGCCCCCGCTGCTGAACGCGTGCAGACCGTGCAGAAGGCGAACGACGCCAACGCGGTTGTCTACAAGACCGACGATGGTCGCGAGTTCCGCAAGTCCGACGATCCTCGCTTGGTTGCGATGGCCAAGCAGCACGACGAAACGGCGCGTGAACTGCGCAAGGCTCGAGAAGAGCAGGCCAACGCTGCTTTCATGAAGAGGGCAGAAGACGAAATCCCGCATCTGCCGGGCACTGCAGCCGAGCGCGGTGCGTTGCTCAAGGCGATCGATGCGATGCCGCCGGAAGCCAAGGAAGCGGCGCTCAAGGCGCTCAAGGCTGGCAGCAACGCGTTGTCCGGCAGCTTCAAGCGTCATGGCAACGCTGACGGCAAGACCGAAGACGGTACGCCTGTCGACGTGCTGGACAGGAAGGCGAAGGAACTCGCCAAGACCAAGAACATCTCCTACGTCGATGCCTACGACATCGTCAAGCGGGAGAATCCGGAGTTGTATGCCAAGGCCGTGATGGGTCCTTCGGCACCGACCACCGCGCAAGTCGTC